TTTCTTAGCCTTCACCAGAAAAGCCGCAGAAGAAGCTAAAGAACGCGCCGCTGCACGGTTTAAGTTGGACCCAAAAAAGGACCTGTACTTCTTTCGCACTATCCACAGTCTAGCGTTGTCACTGTCGGACATAAGCCCCGAACAAGTAATGCAGCCGTCGGACTATCGCGAACTGTCGGAAAACATGGGGGTACATCTTGTAACCACCAAAAGCGTTAATTTTGATGACGATCTGCCAGACATGATGAAAGCGTCTGATCCAATCTTAGGGTTGATAAATCTGGCGCGTCTTAGAAAAGTGCCTCTGCGTAAACAATACGACATGAGCAACACACATCTTACATGGAATGAGATAAATTACGTCGATAGCTGCCTTGGGCGATACAAACAGGTGCGGCACAAATTTGACTTCACAGACATGCTGGAGAATTTTGTAATAGAAGGCTCCAACTTCTGTCCAAACTTCGAACTCTGTTTTGTGGACGAGGCGCAAGACCTCTCTCCAATGCAGTGGGATATTGCCCACCTGTTAGATGAACGCTCTAAACGAATGTATGTCGCGGGTGACGATGACCAAGCTATCTACCGTTGGGCCGGAGCCGACGTGGACGCTTTCATAAACCTCGAAGGCGGATCAGATACACTAAGCCAATCCTATCGCATTCCATACAGCGTACACAAAGTGGCAGAAGGCATAGTCAAACGCATTCAACGGCGCGTCGTAAAGAACTACGAACCCCGACAAGAAATGGGCGAAGTCGGATACTACCGAGATATTATGGACATTGACCTGTCAGAAGGCTCTTGGCTCATAATGGCGCAAGCCGGATACATGCTAGAACCCGTGGCGCAATACCTAAAGTCCTTCGGTTACCTGTTCGAGTATCGCGGCTCACGGTCCATCTCCGCTAAGATCAGTGACGCGGTAAACGGGTGGGAGCAACTGCGTAAGGGCCAAAGCGTTACAGGGCAAACAGCGCGGAACATCTATGAGTACATGTCCGCTAAGGATTCTATCAACTCTTGCCAAAGAATAAAAAAGGGCTTCAAGCGCCTCAAAGGTTTGGAAGACGCCGAGATGGTTAACATGCAAGACCTAAATGTTAACCACGGGCTACTCGCAACAAAAGATATGCTTTGGCATGAAGCTATGGACCGTCTGCCAGAAAGAGACAGGGCATATATAATCGCTCTGCTTCGACGCGGAGAACGATTTAACGGAACGCCCCGTATCATAGTGTCCACGATCCACGGCACCAAAGGCGGAGAGGCCGACAACGTTGTAGTGTTCTCGGACATTAGCGCAGCGGCTCAACAAGATATGACCGAAAGACCCGACGATATGCACCGCGTGTTCTACGTTGCCGTCACGCGGACCCGAGAGCGTTTGTTTATTATCGAAGGCGAAAACTTAAACAGGAGTTACGACATATGAGCCGAGAACAGTTTATCCAAACAGAAATAGAACGAGCCTTTGAGGCTGCAGATGATGATTGGAAAAAGCAATACTTTGAGAATGCCGTTAAGTTCTTACAGAAGAATAGGTATTTAGAGGGGGGTCACTTGTGCGCTTTTTGCAGAGAACAAGGTATGCCTGACCCGCATCACCATAACGTATGGTGTTCTATGGTTCGTGTTTTAAACCAATATGGTTGGATCACAAAGATAGGGAAAATAAAGCCTACCTGTAAACACACGCATATCCACGAAGTTACTGAATGGGAAAGCAACTTGTTCCGATGAACTGTTGGCACTGTGGGACAGAATTAATTTGGGGCGGGGATCACGATTGTGAAGATGATGAAGAGTTTATTATGGTCACTAATCTTAGCTGCCCCAACTGTCAGTCGCTTTTTCTGGTTTATTTGCCTGAAACAGAAAATGGGGGAGTTTCCCCCGATGGAAAGGTTTACAAATGAGCGAAGATTTCAACATTAAAATATCGGTTAGAAACGGCAGGTTGTTAAAAGCAATTAGGGCTCGTTACGATTCAGTGGCGGATTTAGCCCGTAAATGTCACCTTCATCAATCCAGAGTAAACAGTTTGGTTACCATGAAGGTAAAGCCATTTAACCAAAACGGTTGGACAGATTTAGCCTTGGACGTTGCAGCAATGGTGGGAAAGGAGCCCGAGGATTTATGGCCTGACCACCTCCGTGAGTTGAAGCTAATTAAATCAACCGCTGAAATGGAAGTTGATTTAGACAGCGTTAAGCAACTAATTCAAGACGGAACTTCCGAAAAGTCTTTGTCTCAGATCAGTGCTATCTCAAAGTTATCTGAAAACCTGACCCCGAGAGAACGTCAATGCATGGCAATGCGCTGGGCACTGGGCCATACTTTAGACGAGACTGCCAGAGTCTTTGGCGTTACGCGGGAAAGAGTGCGTCAAGTAGAAGCCAAAGCCATTAGAAAGATGAAAGGCGCAGCTTTGGTTGCGGGTTACTTCACTACAGGCTCTCGGCACGGAGAATATAACCGTGTTCTTCAAAAGTTTAAAAAAAACAACAATCCGCGCACAACCAACAGAGGCATGGACCTTCTCAATGATTAATCGAAGAGAAGCTTACGAAAGATTAGAAAATCTTTTAAAAAAGGCAATGGACCCTGCTTGCTCCCCCGCAGAAGCTCAAGCGTGTAAGGCAAAGGCAGATAAACTAGCCGCGGAACTAGGTATTAAACGACGTAAAAAGAAACGTAAAGAAAAGTTGTTTGTAAAAGGACTGTACACAAAAGCCCCGCAAGAAAGCTCTCCTGAATGGGTGATGTTCACTTTAAATATTAACCGCGTAGAACTAATTGATTGGCTTTTAACAAGCGGTGACTCAGAGTGGATTAACGCTCAAGTGTGCAAAAGTCGCGGCACGGGGAACTTTTACGCAGAAGTAAATCAATGGGAAGACGTAAATACATGAAAAAAGAAGAAATACTAAAAAAAAGTGCAGAGTTAGTGACAGGCAACCGTGCAAAAGACTACGGTGACGCGCTCGAAAACTTTGACCGTATCGCTACAGGGTGGAACGTAATTCTAAACGGGGCAATAGCCTCGCATGGATACCTAACCGCGCAGCACGTTGCGCTTATGATGGATTGGGTTAAAACAGCAAGACTACTAAACACCCTAGACCATGAAGACTCATGGATCGACAAGTGCGGATACAGCGCAATCGGTGGGTCGTTTTCGGGAGAAAAAAGTGAGTAATCTAACAGTAGGCAGCGCGTCCCTTTTATCCGAATGGGTGCCGCCACACGAACTGCCAGACCTAACACACGCCAAAACAATCGCTATCGACGTGGAAACCAAAGACCCGAACCTTAAAAAGATGGGCCCCGGATGGGCTAGAGGTGACGGCGAAGTGGTGGGATACGCCGTGGCAACTACAGATTGGGCCGGATACATCCCCATCAGGCACCAAGGCGGCGGTAACCTAGACGAAAAACAAGTTAACAAGTGGCTCAAAAAGATATTCGACTGCCCCGCAGATAAAGTCATGCACAACGCTCAGTATGACCTCGGCTGGATCAAGCGCATGGGCTTTGATGTAAAGGGCCGTGTGATCGACACGATGGTTGTGGCGTCCCTGCTTGATGAAAACCGTAGAAGCTTTAGTCTCAACAACCTCTGCTACGAACTGTTAGGCATAGCCAAATCAGAAAAACTATTAAACGCCGCCGCGGTGGAGTTTGGGTTCGATGCAAAAGCAGAAATGTGGAAGATGCCCGCAATGTTTGTCGGGCCTTACGCACAGAACGATGCAGAGATTACGCTTAAACTGTGGGACTACCTGTCTGTACAGATCAAACAGGAAAACCTTGAGGGCGTTACAGAACTCGAACTGGACCTCCTGCCCTGCCTTGTAGACATGACGTGGCGCGGTATTCGCGTCGATATGGACAAAGCAGAAATAACGCGGAACGCAATCCTAAAGCGTGAGAAAGAAGTCCATAAAGAAATAAAACGTATCTCCGGCTGCGACATAGAAATCTGGGCCGCGGCGTCCATTGCCAAAGCCTTCGATAAAATGGGCATAGAATACTTTAAAACAGAAAAAGGCTCTCCGTCCTTCACCAAGAAGTTCCTGTCAGAACATCCCGATAAGTTACCTAAACTGATCGTAGAAGCGCGGAACCTCAACAAAACGTCAGGCACGTTCATCAACAACATCCTGACCTTCTGTAACTCAGATGGACGTATACACAGTCACATAAACCAAATCAGATCAGACGACGGCGGTACTGTATCTGGGCGGTTCTCCATGAATAACCCCAACTTACAACAAATCCCCGCCCGCGACCCTGAGATAGGACCAATGATCCGGTCCCTGTTTCTGCCGGAAGAAGGAGAACAATGGGCCGCTATAGATTACTCCCAACAAGAACCGCGCATCTTGGTTCACTACGCACACGTATTTGGTAAAAGCCAGAACAGAGTGCTAGGGGGCGTCACAGAGTTTATACAAAGCTACAATGACGATCCGCGGACCGACTTCCATACGATGGTGGCAGAAATGGCGGGCATCCCGCGTAAACAAGCGAAGACCGTGAACCTTGGTATTATGTACGGCATGGGCGTGGGTAAGCTGGCGATTGAACTTGATCTGCCCGAGGAACAGGCCAGAAGCCTAATCAACCAGTACCATGAGCGGGTGCCGTTTGTGAAAGAACTGATGAAGGGCGTACAAAGTCACCTTAGTCAGAAAGGAAGCCGAGGCCATGTACGGTCCCTACTAGGCCGGAAGTGTCGGTTTGAGTTGTGGGAACCAAAGCAGTTTGGAATGTTTAAAGCCCTGCCGTTCGAGCAAGCCGTACTAGAACACGGCAAGCACACCCCGCTAGTCAGAGCGTACACCTACAAAGCACTCAACAGGCTGATCCAAGCGTCCGCCGCGGACATGACCAAAAAAGCTATGGTCGATCTGTACCGAGAAGGTTATCTGCCCATGCTGCAAATACACGACGAACTGGCTATGTCAGTAACGTCCAGAGAAGAGGCAGAAAAGGTTGCACTAATCATGCAAAATGCTGTACCATTGGAGTTGCCAAGCCTTTGTGACGTTGAGTTGGGTCCGTCATGGGGCGAAGCGGTATAGTCTGCTCTTCAACTCCCCCGCTTTGGTTCAGCAAGGCGGGGGTTTTTTGTTGTGTATCAAGTGTTTATCCTATATAGTCCCAGAAACTCGCACAAAGGCGCATAAGATGGATACTACAAAATGGAAATCAGTCCTCGTTCCGGTCGAAGTTTACCGCGAATTAAAGATTTTATCGGCTATCGAAG